AATTACGGTCTCATAGCCGACCTTACCAAAGCACCTGCTGGAATAAATACTGGTGCGGTTGGTGGTTATTACACAGGAATGGGTATTAGATCATTTAATACCGTAGTAGACGGAGACGTAGCGTTCGGGGTACTAGCAAGTGGTCAATCGAGCAATGGAAGATTAAATACAAACTTTACTATCTACAACAGCAAAAGAATTGATACTTTTAACAATGTTTTAGATGACAGCAGAGGGAATATAGGTTTGAATGTAGCTCCGGGGAACAACAACTTACATATTAGACAATTAGAATTTATTGGGGATACTATTATTAGGGTTGATAATGACGCAGCAAACTCACAAAGTATAGGTAATCAGATGGCTTTTTATAGGTCGGGAAATGGGAATCCTATAAGTGGTGCAAGTTTATTGGGTAAGATTGACTATTATGGTAATATTTCAGGAGTTACCTATAGTAATTATGTTTTTTCACAAGCAGCATCATTTGAAGTTAGGGCAATTTCTGGAACTTGGTCAACTACTACAAATAGGTCGGCACAATTTATGTTCTTCACAAGACACCAGAACACTTTTGCTGAAAGAATGAGATTGACAAGTGAAGGAAACCTTTTGATTAATACAACGACCAACGGAACATTCAGATTAGATGTAAATGGTACAGCAAGGATTCAAAATGCTTTAACAATTGGTTCACTATCGGCAGACCCATCGGGTACTAATGGAATGATATACTACAATACAACCTCCAACACTTTTAGAGTTTTTCAAAATGGAGCGTGGAGGACAATAACCGCAACTTAATATGATAAAAATACAACCAGTAAACATCCCAACAAGGGGAGTAGCAAATCAAATCAACATAGTTGTTGGGTCAATTACATTGCCCTGTGACTATGGAGCAAACATTCTTTATCAGTTAAAGGATGATGACAACATTCTAATTGATGGTAACTTATCAATGAGCGAACAAATATATTCCCAATGGGGTACAGACGATAATTATGTTATAGATTGGGTTTTAAATTCATTAAATTTGCAACGATTATGAAAATAAATATGAACACGGCCATCCTTGGTTTGGATGGAAAAGAAATTCCTGAATCAAACATCGGAAAATTAATCGCACAAGTTTTAGTGCAAGGTTCAAAAGGAGATGCTTTAAAGTTTTGGCATTGGGCTCAGAAAATGTACTCAGGAGAAGAGTTAGACTTAGATCCTACAGATACAGAAATCTTGAAAAATGCAATAAAGGAAAACGAATCCTTAACTATTTTAGCTAAGGCTCAAGCACTTGCGTGTTTTTCATCGAAAACTTAAAAATTTTTATTATATTTAAATTATAATGAAACTACCCATAGATTTCGAACAATTTAAATCAGATCCAACAAAAGCAATAACGTTTTTGATGCTGATTGTTGTGAGTGTGTTATACATTAGAGCAGAACGCCAAAGTAAAGCCATTAATGATCGTTGTGAAAAGCGATTAGAGTTGTGCGAGGCGAAGTTGGATAAAATGAGCAAAATGTTAAAAACACAAGACTCTCTTTGTTCTGCGTTGATTACCGAAATATCAATTTATAAAAACCTAGGTAAAATATGAAATATCTTTTGACATTGGGCGTTTTAATTTTAATTATGGCCCTTACAATTCAACCAACAATTGAAGAGACTGCTGAGAAAGAAATTCAACACAGTCAAGAACTTGCTGATAGTGCCTCTGTTGTACTTCAAGAAATGCACAAACTCAACGACAGTTTGCTTATTCAAAAATATTTCTATGGGGTTAAGTGAAATTTTAAAAGGCGATAAAGGTGAGTTTAGCAGTAAAAGGTTTGTTGGTATCATTGGGGCTTTGGTTCTTTTTGGTAGCTTGGTTTATTATAACACTCCGCAACTCGTGGAAGCAGTGGAATTTATAACCATTTTTTCATTAGGGTATACAGTAATTGATAAATACACCAATGGCAAAAAAGGATCCTAGATTAGAAAGAGCTGGGGTCTCAGGTTTTAACAAACCCAAGGCAACCCCCGGACATCCCAAGAAGAGTCACATTGTTGTGGCTAAGGAGGGCGAACAAGTAAAGACCATTCGTTTCGGTCAACAAGGCGTTAAGACCAATCAAACTGCTGGTCAACGTGAGGCGTTTAAATCTCGTCACGCTAAGAACATCTCTAAAGGTAAGATGTCTGCTGCCTTTTGGGCCGATAAGGTTAAATGGAGTCCTAGTAAGACTGCTTCCCCAAGCAAAAAATGGAAGAAAGGAAGTTAATATGCCACTAGGAAAAAATATATCCAAGAACATTAGCGAACTCACTAAAAAGAACAAAGAGTACGCTAAACCAGGTGGAAAGTCCCCTCGTAGTAAGAAGCAGATCCTTGCTATTGCTATAAGTGCTTCTAAAAGAAAGAAAAAATAATTATATTTGTATATGATGTACGGAAAAAAAGCTAGCGGTAAGGCGATGCCTAAAGCTGGTAAAATGATGGAAAAGCCTATGGCTAAAGCTATGATGGCTAAGAAAATGATGGCTAAGAAAACAGCCAAGAAAAAGTAATGGCGAAAAAAGAAAAAACTTCTGTTGGCTCTTGGTCTGCGAAATCTAAAGTTCGTAGACCAGGGGTTCACGCCAAAACAAAAACTAGCGGAACAAAAGGCAGTAAAAACTACAAGAAACCCTATAGAGGTCAAGGATGAGCACAGCAAAGAAGACAAACCCATCAAAGTGGAAATCAATTGTTGCTAGAGTAAAGGCTAGTAGTAAGGGAGGTGACCCAGGGGAATGGTCTGCTCGTAAGGCTCAGTTGGCCACACAGATGTATAAAAAGTCTGGTGGTGGTTATGTAGGCCCAAAGAGTAGTGATAACTCTTTAAAGAAGTGGGGTGATCAGAAATGGAGAACCTCAGACGGATCTAAATCCGAAGGTAAGAAAAGATACTTACCAGATAAGGCGTGGAGTAGTTTGTCTAGCGGTGAGAAAGCAGCGACAAATAGAGCAAAGGCAAAAGGTAATGCTGCCGGAAAACAATTTGTTTCGCAACCTAAAAGTATTGCTAAAAAAGTTTCTAAATTTCGTAAGTAATATGGCAAAGAATAAAATCGTTGGTAAGAATAAAAGAGCTAGTTCAAACAAAGCTACGGGTAGAGACTATACTACTCAGAAAGAATATAACAAGCGACCCGATCAGGTTTCCAAACGTGTTGAGTTAAATCGTGAAGCACGTCAAAGAAAAATTTATGGCAAGCGTCATTCTAATGGCGTTGACCTAAGTCACACAAAGTCAGGCAGTATGGTGCTTGAAAAGAGTTCTGCAAATCGTGCTCGTAACGGCAGAAACGGAAAATCAACTAAAAAATAATTTGCTTTGTGTTGGGGCTCAGATTATATTTGTAGCCCTTATGAAAAATTTAATAGCACAAGCACACGGAACAGCCAAAGAAAAAGGCTTTTGGGACACAGAGAGAAATGTGTCAGAAATGTTGATGTTAATTGTATCTGAATTAGCAGAAGCACAAGAAGCTTTACGCAAAGATTATCGTTGCGATTCAATCACCGCAAATGAATTACGCAGAGATTTAGAATTGGATTCTAGTGATGAAGAATTTTTACTTCATACGTTAGAATGGAAGCACAAATTTGAAGAGGCTGTAAAATCTTCTTTTGAAGACGAAGTAGCAGACGTTGCTATTCGTCTATTTGATTTGTGCGGAGGTTTGGGTATTGACCTTGAGAAGCACATAGAGTTGAAAATGAAGTACAATTCATTGCGTGGCTACAAACACGGAAAGAAATTTTAATTATGGAAGTAAATCACGAAATTCTATCGGACATCGTTGTATGGAGCAAGTATGCCAAGTACGATGAGAAAAAATTCAGAAGAGAGACTTGGGAAGAATTAGTGACTCGCAACATGGAGATGCACATTCGTAAGTTTCCAAATTTAGAAACATTAATCAGAACAAATTATGAATTGGTATTTGAAAAGAAAGTTCTCCCTTCAATGCGGTCTCTGCAATTTAGTGGTAAGCCCATTGAAGTTAATAATGCTCGTCTTTTTAACTGTAGTTATCTTCACATTGATGATTATAGGGCCTTTAATGAGACTATGTTCCTCTTGCTTTCAGGAACTGGAGTTGGCTATAGCGTCAGCCGTAACCACATTAACAAACTTCCTGCAATATCTAAACCTACGAAACAAAGGAGGTTCTTAATTCCCGATAATATCGAGGGATGGGCCGATGCTGTAAAGGTATTAATGAAGTCTTACTTCGGTCTCAGTTCTTGGAAACCCAACTTTGATTTCCGTTCTATCCGTGCAAAAGGAGAGAGATTGATTACAAGTGGTGGTGTTGCTCCAGGTCCTGAGCCTTTGAAGATTTGCTTAGCTCACATCGAAGCAATCCTTGAACGTAAGAAAGACGGAGAACAACTATCATCATTGGAGTGCCACGATATTCTGTGCCACATTGCAAATGCAGTTTTGGCTGGAGGTATTCGCAGATCAGCAATGATTGCTTTGTTTGATTACGATGACGAAGAGATGCTTACTTGCAAATCTGGAAAATGGTACGAAACAAACCCACAGCGAGGTAGAGCAAATAACTCTGTAAAGATTTTACGCAATGGTGCTGTATCCAAAGGTATGTTCTTGGATCTTTGGAAGAAAGTAGAACTTAGCAATGCCGGAGAGCCTGGATTCTTGTTTACAAACGACCTAGAACTTGGAACAAATCCTTGTGCAGAAATCAGTTTGAACTCATTCCAATTCTGTAATCTAGTAGAAATCAATGCGTCTGATATCATAGACCAATTTGATTTAGAACAGAGAGCAGAGAGTGCTGCGTTTATCGGAACACTACAAGCATCTTACACAGATTTCCATTATCTGAGACCCGAATGGAAAGAAGTAACTGAACGTGAGGCTTTGTTGGGTGTTAGTATGACCGGAATAGCGTCCGGAGTTGTTCTTAACCTTGATTTGTCAGAAGCAGCAGAGGCGGCTGTTCGCACGAATAAATTCGTAGCAAATACCATCGGAATTAATGAGTCAGCGAGAATCACAACGATTAAGCCATCGGGAACTGCATCGATTGTATTGGGATGTTCTTCTGGAGTACATCCTTGGCACTCTGAGTACTACATTCGTAGAATGCGTGTAGGTAAAAGCGAAGCGTTGTACACTTACTTGTACATCAATCATCCAGACTTATTGGAAGATAGCGTTTATGATTCTAAAGAGGCTTATGTTTCTGTTCCCATTGCTGCTCCTAAAGGTGCTCTTACAAGGGGCTCAGAATCAGCAATTGAATTCTTAGAGAGGGTAAAGTTACTCCACGAGAAATGGATTAAGCCTGGTCACATCTATGGTGAGAATACACACAACGTATCAGCTACTGTTACCATGAAACAGAACGAGTGGGGAATGGTAGGCGAATGGTTGTGGGAAAACCAGAACCATTACAACGGTCTGTCATTTATGCCTGAGGATTTAGGATCTTATCAGCAGACTCCTTTTGAGGAAATCGATGAGGCTAAGTATTTAGAATTATCAAAGTCTTTAAAGGGAATCAATGTCGCAAATATTGTCGAAACCAACGACAACACAAACTTGGCAGGTGAAGCAGCGTGTGCTGGGCCAAATGGATGTGAAATTTCATAGGGTAAGTCGGAAAAAATCCGAAAAATTGTAACAAATTTAACATATATTTGTTACGTTGTTTTTTGGTTTTCCATTCTGATTTGTTTAGGTAAAGTTGAGGTCGCATTTTGTGGCCTCAATTTTTTTGTAACAATATTGCAAGGTTAAACATTATATTTGCACTATGAATAAAACAAAAAAAACAGCATTAACACTTTTGTTCTTCTATGTATTGATACTTATTCTTGCAGTTTCTTGCAGAAGCCCACAAAGAAGACACGCTTGTTTAGTTAATCACTATGGTGTAGAACTTTGCAGCACAGATACCGTAGTCATAAGAGACACGATTATCAAGCAGATAAAAGTTCCAGTTCCTGAGTATAGGGATTCATTTATTTTCAAACACGATACTACTTACGAAACAAAAAAAGTTGTTGTGTATAAAAAAGGAGATCGTATTTTTTTACGAGTAAAACCAGATACAATACAACTCAGAGATACAATACCTTTTGAAGTAAAAGTCCCAAGCCCAGTCATTACCAAAGAACATTTTAATTGGTGGTATCTAGTAGTGTCTTGCCTTATAGGAATGATTCTCGCCTATAGGTTTAGAAATTGAGATTCAATCAAAAATCGTTTGATGATAATGATGCCGTAGGTAAGGAATTACTTATGGCATTTTTGCGTTCTGTTGGTCACGAAATTTCGGAGAATTGTGACATCTATGGCATTGATTTCTTTTCGGAACGCAATGGTATTAAATACTATTGGGAGGTAGAAATGAAGTCTAGGAGACAATGGACTACTCGTGAAGACTTTCCTTTTGAATCGGTCTCATTCCTACAACGCAAAGAGAAGTGGAAAGAAACTCCCTTTTGGTACGTGATTATCTGCAAGGAAACTAATGCTGCAATCTTCTGCAAATCAAGTATTATATTCAACGAAAAATATAAGGAAAAGGTTAGAATTTTCACTCAAGATCGTAAAGGATTTGATAATTTCTATCGAGTACCCAAAGAATTATGTATATTTGTGCCACCTAATGAATTTAAAAAATGAGTTTTGACGTAGTAAACAAACCAAAGCATTACAATCAAGGAAGTGTAGAGTGTCTAGAAGCCATTGAGGCATCTATGACCAAAGAGCAATTTGTAGGATACCTCAAAGGAAACATTCAAAAATACTTGTGGAGATTTGAACACAAGAATGGAATAGAAGATCTGAAGAAAGCAGAGTTCTATTTGAGCAGATTAATCATATCATACCAAAGAGAATGAAACTCTATTGGACATACAGCAAGAAAAATTTAAGAGTAGGTGATGTTCACTCCCACGAAAAAGGTAAAGTAAAATTTACCTCTGAAAAATATCATATTGGTGGGCTCGAAAGAACTCCTCTTTTTACGCATTGTATTTGTCCAAATGGAAATCTTTACGTTCTAGATTATTGTCCCGGAAATGAAATACATTTGGCTCTTATTGGAGGGCTTGATGATGACGATAGATTTAAGAATACTGCCACTAGAGAGCAGTTATTTACTCTAGGGAATATTTGCAGATTTTACTTATCTTTGGGAGAACCAATCACAGAAGGTGATTTATCAAATTTTGATTTAGAATTATGGCTAAAAGCAATAAACAAATAATTGAAAAAGAAGTTATTGAACTTCAAAAATTAATTTCTTGGTGTGAGTATTACTCAGCAGTAGGAAACCCAATCGAAGCAAACAAAACACAAAAAGAAATTGAAGACCAAAAGCGAAAAATCAGCGAGCTTAGAGATACTCTCGGAGTACCTAAAGGCAAATAATATTTCTGAGGCCGAAGCCATCGAGAAACTCCAGGTTCAAGGTTTTGATCCTGCGAAAGACTTTTATGCTACTCTAGTCTCAGCATCTAAACAATTGATGCAGAAGGTCCGGGATGAAATGCTCGACCTCGATGACCCATATCAGAAGGGTCTATTTCAATTACTCCAAGCAGGAGATAAAATTAATAAGAGTTTGAAATTAGCGAAACTAGAAGCCTACCCCGAAGATGATAATATAGAGGACGAAGGTGGATTCTTGGATCGTGTATCACAAAGGAAATGAAGGCATCCAAATTTGAATACGAAAAATGGTTTTCGAAACATGGTCTAAACCCGAACGCAACCCAAAAGGAGAAAGAACTTTGGTGGGGAAAGGAGAAAGAGTATTGGGTAGAGGGTCGTTTTGGTTTGGTTGGGCCTCACTATTACTCATTAACTCAAGGGTTCGTAAAAGACGCTAGAGGTTTTAAAAAGAGACCGATTTGGCGAGATATAGATGATTTAATCTATAACGGATACCTAGAAGCAAGACGAACCAATCACGATTTATTTATAACAAAGAGGCGTGAGGTAGGTTTGTCGTTTATATTTGGGGGAATTATTCCGATGTGGATTGCAATGACCAATCCAGGATCAACATCCTTGATTACATCGGCAGACAAGAAACGTCTTGAAGCATTATTTAAAGATAAACTTCGTGTAGTATATGATGAATTTGATGATTACGCTCGGCCTGGTATTGTATCAACTAGACAAGAGGGTTATTTACACCTTGGGCGAAGAGATACAAAGACAGGTCGTGTTACTGGTTTGGACTCTCAAATCATTACTAAGGAGACCGTAGATACTCCAACAGCATTTGAGGCGTATCGTGCAATGCACGTTTTTATAGACGAGTGTATGCTCCATCCCAAGGCAGATAAGGTTTACAAATCTGCTCAGGCAAGTACCAAGTCGGGCTTCGTAAAGGTTGCTCCAATTGTCATTGGAGGAAGTGCCGGGGAGGCTACTTCAATTGGCCAAAAATTAGCCAAAACTTTGTGGGAAAATGCCGAAGAATTGAAGATACTCACCCTCTTTCTCCCTGGTAATCAAGGGATTATGGAAGCACCCGAATTAGACAAAAATGGGAAAGAAACTGGCAAAATTCTGAACTTTTGCCCTAATGGTCACAGCGATGAGAAAGCTGCAACTGAATGGATTATGAAGACAAGGGAGACGCTAGATAAACTAGAAGATAAGTCTTACCTCAATTCATTTATCAAGCAGTACCCATTGGAAATCAATGAGGTGTTTTCTGTTGCTGGTCACGGAGCATTTCCGAAACACATTATGACCAAGTTGGATAACCAAGAAAGAATTATCCTAAGCACTCGGCCTCCGATTGATCGTTCATATTTAAATCTTGACTACGATGGGACAATCAAAAAGAAAGCAGACATAACCAGTCAGATGTTTTTCTTGGAAGAACCAAGAGATGGGCATACCTACATTGCAGGTATTGACCCTATTCCTTTTAACTCTAAAAATATGGGGGATGGGTCTAAACAAGGAATTGTAATTAAAGATATCGACACGAATCGATATGTAGCCCACTATGCAGAAAGGGACTCAGACCCAGATATAATTGTAAAGAATATGATACTTATGCAAGAGTATTATAACAACGCAATTGCAATGATTGAGATTAACCGTGGTGGTGTTGTAAAGCAAAAGTATAAAGACGCTGGTAAACTGCATCTGTTGGCCAAGAAACCAATCTTCTTGGGTAAAGGATTCTTCAAGGACGATGACTCCATAGGATATTATAAAAACGATATCACCGCAGAGCGAGGCAATACTTATTTAATTGATTACCTTAATGCCTACTGCGATGATATTTGGTTTATTGATGTCATAACAGACTTGAAGAACTACTTGATTGAGAATACGGACTTAGCAGATGCTATGGTGGCTTGTGAGATAATGCACAAGAACATCGTAAAGAAGTCAGAGAAGAACAAACCGCAAACTATTTTGTCAAAAGAAATACCAGTTTTAAAATTTGTAAATGGTAGATACATAAGAGTTTGGCAAAAAGTTAGGGTTGGTTAATTTCTAAATGTTCTAGCAATCTGTATATAATTTCAATAGTTTTTTCTGAAATCATATTGGACTCAAATTCACAAGGAACTCTGTACTTCTTTTTAGTATGAAATGTTTTCAAAAGAATATCACCATTCTCATACCATAAATCAAAGGGAGATTTAAGACTAGGTACAATTACGTTAGTTGCGTTAATTGTGAAGTTATTTGCAAACCTCAATCTCCTAATCAATAAATCTTCCCTTAGACTTATAAGGACTCTTCTTAAGTCAATATTTGAACTAGGTATTCCAATATTTAAAAGAGCGTTTTCTGCGATGGTTCTATCGTCTCGATCAGTTTTCTGCATTCGTTCAAGAAAAATGATTTGTTCAAGTTTTTCTTGTCGTACAAATCTGCTTGGTTGTACGGCATTGTTTGATAGCCCTCTAATAATTGATGCTCTCTTCCATCTTTGTTTATTTTCCAACTTGTACCTCCTTTATTAACAGGTAAGAATCTGTATATTTTTCCAAAATGTAAACGTTTTTGCTTATCTCCATCCAAGTAAACAAACTCGGAATGCCAACCTTTTGTGGCTCGATAACGCCCACAGAAATCAAAGATGTTCTCGTGGTTGTTCAATGTTTCCTCAAGTGGTGTACCATTCACAAAATAATTTCTTACAGCAATAGGAACAACCATAAATGAGTTATCCTTATGCCAATCTTTCTTGGTTTCAAACACACCTTTTTCTTTTACCTTACCATCTTCCGTAACAGCAATATAGTTGTTTACATCTCGGATAATCATTTTTGCATAATCTGCATATTCCAATGTCAATTTGGTCTCAGCTTCCCAATTCTTACAAACTTCAAGAATCTGTTGTTCATTCTTGCGTGGGACACTTACAGTAACACCATCAGTATTAACTTGGAGAAGTTCTGCCCCAGCATTTACCAATCGTTCTACAAGCATAGAGATAAACAATTGCCCATTGACGGTAATACCATAGAAAACAAATGGATCGTAGAAACAAGACACATCAGAGCCAGTCTTACCAAACATTCCATTCAACGCTAACTTCAATGCATCGCTTGTTAACTTATCTCCTTCTTGTTGTGCTTTAACCCTCTCTTGAAAAATATCAGAGTACACCTTGACAAATACATCTTGCTTCATCTGACGAGGATGCAAACGATTCTGAATGAATAGGTTCGGATAGTATGACTTCACATCAATATCTAGAATTTTATAGGTTTTACTAGAAGTATATACTCCGGGTGCTACACATCCGTGTATACCACCAACACCATAATCTAATCTCATCCCCCCAAATCTCACAGAGAAACTGAAACTTTTCTTCTGCTGGGCGATTCTCTGGACCCTAATGTTGTTGTCCCGGAACTTATCCATCAAATCATTACTGCTTATTGCTGTGTTAAGCCCTTCGATAAACTTTTTCAGAAATGTAGAAGATGAAGTTGTTTCCTTCATCAAGGTCAATAACTTATTAAAATGGGATGTCTCAAACTTTACGTTCGGAAGAATTATTTTTTCCAAAGGTACATCCGCTCGTTTACCTCTGATTTCTGTCAATTGTCTTACCGGTATTCGCATTGCTTCTGATAAATATTTCAAAAAGATAGACTCACCGATAACCACATCACTCTTGTTTAGCACTTTAAGGTTGTATTTCTTGCCGATTCTCTTGCGTAATTCAACTTTATCGTGGCATAACTCATAAAAGTATGCAGTAAACTCAACATCATTTTTGTTGTATTCAATTACTTTTTCAAGAGTAATTTTATCAATCTTAGTGGTGTGATCAAACGGCATATCCATTACATTTTTCCAACCACAAGAAACTTCCAATGCCTTTAGAGATGTATTCCTACTCTTGTTATCGTAGTGATTCAGTAGATACAAATCTAATTGGGCGATTTCTTGTGGTACATACATTCTCTTTTCTTGAGAAATAATGTTTTGTGCGTAAGCATAAATCTGTTGTGCTGTATGAATTTCATCTTCCATAATTGCACGGACAATGGGCCAGTCAAAGTTGACATTGTTAAAGCCAACCATTCCAACTTTCTTATCTTTTAAATCTCTCAGATATATTTGGAACGCATCCAAATCTGAGCCAATATTCTCATCACCAATTACAAAGATATCTATCTCTTTGGTGTCAACATCCATACCTGTATAGGTAAAGCAATTACTAAATGTTTCTATGTCGTATACTATAATCATTTTACTGTATATGTTAAATCTGGAACATATTTTAAACCTTCGGTTGTAATTAATTCTAAATAGTTATAATTACCTACTTCTATCCAACCTTTAGATACAATAGGTATAATCTTTTCGTTGTGTACAATGTATTTGTTTTTCAGCTTAGAGAAATAAATCGGATTGAGGTTGAATTCCACTACCTCTTCCCCACGCTTCTGATGAGCTAAACAAATCATTTTCATTAGTTTCCAAGTCATTCTTGATGGTTATTAAACTTTTAAACTTATCGTCCTCTGAATACTGACCACTCGCTCGGTCAAATTCGTAATCTACTCGCCCAAGTTTTCCTCGGAAGTGCCACTTGATTTTTTGGATGTGAACCTCGACCGGATCTTTCTGACCATTTTGGAATGAACGATGGACTGCCAAACCCCAATCAGGCACATTAAAAAAATGATGAGATCCACTAATATCGTAAAGCCTAGGAACATTATACCCAGCGGATGTTCTATCCATTTTTCTAGGATGGGCAACCAAAACGACCAATACATTATTTTTTACAGCAAATTTCTTCAAAGTTCGTAATAAAATACCAATCTTTTCATTCGAACTATCCTCAGTTGAGTCATTTTCGATGTAGTTAAAAGGATCGAGCAATAGACAATCAATACCGTGGCGTTTGATTAGGGTCTCACCCAATCTTAATAGGTTACCCAAGGTATAGTCCTCCAAGGTTTCTACATTGTAGAACCAAAAATGATTACTGATTATTTGTACTGAATGCTCAATCTCAACAGAGTTCATCGCACTTAATGGCTTACCCAATAACTGCTCAGACATACGAGTAATCTTCAAAGGTGCTATGTTCTCTGGAGAGAATACACCGAACTTCCAATTCTTCAGATAGGCAAGGCGTATAAACATATAGTCTAACCACGTTGACTTACCTGAGCCAGGGATACCTGTGACTACACCTAACTCCCCACGATTCCAAGAGATATGCTCATCGGTCTCAGACATTCCTACAAGCGATCCCACCGGATATCCATCCTTGTGATACGATTGTATAGTAGAGAGATAATCCAATGCAGAAGAGATTTCTGAAATAGGTAGAGGCTTGGCATTCTCAAATAGGCGAGTGATAAAGTCTTGGCCGTATCTCTTAAGACAATCGTTAGCATCCTTCTCATTCTCAGGGAACTCGATGATACGAATATCAGCAGATGTAAACCTACGAGCTAAGTCCTCCTTTAGTTTTCTTCCAGGCTCATCGTTATCTGTAGCAAGGTAGATTACCTTCTGGTCAAATAATTCATAAGTAGAATCCAACCAATCAAGGTTATTGTTGTTGCGACTAGCACCATTCGGAACAGAAACTGCTCTGAGACCCGATTGATGCCAGACCATAGTTTCTTCTTCGCCTTCGCATATAATAGCATAATGACTATCCTTGATTGCATCGATATTATATGGAATCTTTCTTGCGTCCTTGACCATCTTGAACTTCTTGTCAGCGGTCTTGAATTTGATATTGATGAGTTCTCCATCTAAAAAATAATTGAAACAAATTACACGATGTTCTTTCTGATCTTGAGGCATCCATTCCCTTGACTCTGCGATACCAAAGTATTCAACAGTCTCCTTGGAGATTTTTCTTTTCTCAAAGTATTCATAGATACCATCGGTTTTAATAGGTTGCTTAGGTTCGGGTCTCACATACTGATTAACCGAACCACTCCAACCACAATGGTGACACTTCCAAACTCCGGTGTCTATATTAACACCAAGAGATGGGTCACTCTTCTTCTTACGTTGATGTGAACACTTAGGACATAGTGTTTTAACTTCCCCACTCCATCTGTCCCGGAGATCGATTCCTAGTTTTACTAATTTATCTGCATTCATAATGTATTCCACTTATTGACTACCAACCTTCTTTGCTTTTCCTTCGCTGCTCTTTTCTTTCTGAACGATGGATTCAACATCTTTTTATTATAAGACTCTTTTGCTTCATCACGAACGCATTGTTTACATTTTTTATTGAGCTGATCAGCATTGAATCTGTGGTAGTAAAATTCATCAGTTGGTTTTGTCTGACAACATTTCTTGCAAGTTTTCTCCATATTTATCTTCTATCCATTTAACTGCCTCATTAAAACTTTCTTCTGTGGTAATTACATTACCCTCTGGTGAGTATACTCTAAATTCATTTTTGTTGTTGACGATTGCTTTTACAATTCGCTCAGGGTAAGTTACAATCAGCAGAGCACCATTCTCCTCAATTCGTGTTATGTATCTGACTATCTTACCTATCCAAGCTTGATAAACATAACC